ACCGAAGTCCAACGGGTCAAAAATTCACCTCCCATTTGTTCATAAATGCCGCAGACAGGGCGAGGAGGCTCGATTAGTCCTCCTGCGCCGTCACTCACGAGATAAACTCGCTCCTGCAAAGCTCTACCCAAATTGGCAACACTATTATTGTGTACACTCCACTCCTGTTGGAAACCACACGGACCAACACATAGAACACTCCTAGTTTTAACTTCTCTAGTGAACTCCCAACCAAGTTCCTCCATCTCCGGGGTACATTTAAATTTGACTTTTGTATCAAACCCCGGAGTCTTGATTAGGCACCCCTAACGGGACAAGAACCGTTGAACACCAGATATTACTCTGGCACTCAATGGTGCTTGATTACCTTTCCATTTACGTCGAAGAAATCGTCGTTGAATTTCAGGTAAGCCTATCAATTGTGAGTTGCTTATTTGAGTATCGCTAGGGATACATGCTAGAGCAACGGCCTGAGGTATTAATTTTGCGGCGTCTGTCACTCTTAGGTTAAGCTTTCTACACTCTTTATACAGAAATAAATTTATACTCTGTATCTGTAGTTCGTCAGCTCTTGGTATAGGAAAGGCAAGTTTTGCTCTGCTAACTAATGACCGCAATGCTGTAGGAAATCCATCATCTGAAATTTTCTTTCGAGATTTCCTTAATCTTTCCAGCTTCGCTTTATCCTTTCGGAGTACATTAATTTTATTTGCATATGCAACTTCCTCAACACTATCCCCCTTAGATGTGGAAGCAAATTTAACTTCATCTTCCATGACTCTGAGACATTCAGAGTCAACTTCATCCACCACTAAAACATCCTCAATTTCCCTCATGTCATCACTATGTTCTATCCCAATTGCACCACAAATCAGGGTAATATCATCATGGCTCTGTGTTTGAATGTTTACCATAGATGACACCACTTCAAGTCTCTCTTCTTCTTCCTGATTTGGGGCAAGATCTTGCTGTTCACGCCATTGTGACAATTCACAATGTATCTTGTAGCCGCCAGCAATTAAAGCACTACAAGCTCCTACGAATGCTATTTTCTTCCAGTGTCTCTTCGTATTAACTCTAATGAGACCCGTCAAAGTATTGGTATCTTTCTTAGATATCAAAGAATTCAAGACGGTATTACTGTTATTATATAGCATGTTTTTCAACAATGATCCAGCTAAAGCAGCCATAATGAC